AATACTCTCTTTTTGGATATAGAGACAGATGGTTTGAATCCAACCAAGATACACTGTGTAGTTACAAAGAGATCAAACGAGGGGCACTTGACCCACTTATCTAGAAGGAGTTTGATGGATGAACTGGGAAAAGGTGGATCTATATGTGGTCACAATATTATTGGGTATGACCTTCCTGTTCTGCACAGGTTATGGGGTATACGTATTCCTCAACACAGAGTTGTGGACACGCTGGTTCTTTCTCGGCTCTTTCATCCCGATCTGGATGGTGGTCACAGTCTCGCTGCTTGGGGAACTAGGCTTGGCTTTCCTAAAGGAGAGCATAATGATTGGGAAGAACTATCTGAAGAGATGGTTGAGTATTGCAAGAGAGATGTGGATGTCACTCACAGATTACATGATGCGTTGATGGCACAGATGCAGATGTTTGGATTCAGTCAGCATTGTGTTGACCTTGAACACAGCGTTGCGTTCATCTGTAAAGATCAGGAAGACAATGGCTTTGAGTTTGACAAAGATGGTGCGGTGTCTTTGTACGAAGAATTAACTACTCGTATGCACAGGATTGAGCAGGATCTACAGCGTGTGTTCCCGCCAATAGTAGAGGAGAGGATCAGTGATAAAACACAGAAGAGACTCAAGGACAAAGTTACGGTATTCAATGTCGGTAGTAGACAACAGATTGCAGAGCGGCTTGCTGGCAAGGGTGCAGTGTGGAAGGAACTCACTCCCGCAGGAAAACCAAAGGTCGATGAGGCTACGCTTAAAAAACAGACTCACATTCCAGAAGCAAAGATCATACTACGTTATCTTCTCTGCCAGAAACGAGCCTCTCAAGTTGACTCGTGGATTAAAGCAGTTGGAGAAGACAAGAGAATACATGGCAGAGTCAGACACATCGGCGCTGTCACCGGACGGATGGCACACTCCAATCCAAACATGGCTCAAGTTCCTGCTGTAAGGGCTGAGTACGGTAAGCAGTGCCGTGAGTTGTTTACTGTTCCTAGTGGTCGTGTTCTTGTTGGTGCTGATGCAAGTGGTCTTGAGCTACGTATGCTTGCACACTATATGAACGATGATAACTACACAAAAGAAATACTAACAGGTGATATACACACAGCTAATCAGAAAGCTGCTGGTTTGGAGACAAGAGATCAAGCCAAGACATTTATCTATGCGTTCTTGTACGGTGCAGGTGATGCCAAGATAGGTAGCGTGGTAGGCGCTACGAGCAACGCAGGTCGTAAGTTAAAAGAGACATTCTTAAAGAACACACCAGCATTAGCAGAGCTACGACAGAAGGTAGCTACAGATGCTGAGTCTGGTTTTCTTACTGGTCTTGATGGCAGACGTATACGTGTACGCTCACAACATGCTGCACTTAACACGTTACTACAAGGCGCTGGTGCTGTGGTAATGAAGCAGGCTATTGTTATTCTGTATGATTTGTTAGCTCATGTAGATTTCAAGCTGGTTGCACAGGTTCACGATGAATGGCAGATAGAGTGCAAACCAGAGGACGCAGACTTCATAGGTAAGTCTTGTGTCAACGCAATGATATTCGCAGGTGAACTCCTGCAACTGAACTGTCCGTTAGACGGAGAGTATAGGGTTGGTACTAGTTGGTGTGATACTCACTAGCACAATTCTATTTTATGTGGTATAATATTAGGGTAAGTTTAACTAGCAGGAGAAATGCTATATGTCTAATGAAGCACCCAATGTAATGGTTAACTGTGAATTGTTCTGGCCTAACCTGACTCACAAGAACGAGTTAGCGGGTAAGTACACAGTTGATCTTGCTAACCTATCTGATGCTGCTGTTGTTGCATTGGAAGATATGGGTATCAACATTAACAACAAGGGAGATGAGCGTGGATCGTACATCACCTGCAAATCCAACAACAAGTACAGAGCGTTCAGATCTGACGGAACAGAGTTGCTCATCAAAGGACGGACACCACGAGATGACATGGACGATCCAGAAACAGGAGTCGTGGTGGGTAACGGTTCCAAAGCCAAGTGCCTCATCGGGTATTACGATTGGGAGTACCTCAAGAAGAAAGGTCGTAGTGCCACACTCAAGCGTCTTGTAATTGATGAGGTTGTTGAGTACACACCAGAAGTAGAAGAGATGGAAGCTCTGTGATACTCATTGACGGTGACATGCTGGTGTACCGTGTAGGGTTTGCCTGTGACGAGGAAAGTGAAGACGTTGCAGTGCAGACCCTAGACAACTACCTGTCTGAAATGGTTGTAGATCTTTCAGAACACTACAACACCAGCACTGTGTACCTAACAGGTAAGGGCAACTTCAGGGACGAGGTTGCTGTTACTCTACCGTACAAAGGAAACAGAACAGAGAAACGTGTACCTGTACACAAGAAACTGCTCCGTGATTTCATGGTGTCGGAGTGGAACGCACAGGTTGTCAACGGTATGGAAGCTGACGATGCCATAGCTATCAAAGCTACTGAGCTAGATCACAACGCCATCATCTGTTCGTTAGACAAAGACTTCAAACAAGTTCCTTGTCCTATGTACGATTATACGAAAAAGGTTTTAACTGCAGTTAAAAAAGATGACGCTATGCGCTGGCTGTATAAGCAGGCATTGATGGGAGACAGGGTTGATAACATACCCGGCATACACGGTATCGGTCCCAAGAAAGCAGACAAGATCATTGATCCTTGTACTACTGAATGGGAGTGCTACAGCGTGTGCCTTACTCACTACTGGGACAACGAGTTGGATGAAGACCGACTACTAGAAAGCCTTAGCCTTCTGTACCTGTTACGTTCACATGATGACAAGTATGAGAAACCAAGTGAAGTATGATTCTAAGTTTGAGAAAAAAGCCCATGAGATTATGCAGGGCTGTGAGTATCATCCAGAACAACGCATCTTTTATGTAGTTCCTAAACACTACGAGCCTGACTTTGTTTACACACACCGTGGCAAGACTGTGTACATAGAAGCAAAGGGTAGGTTCCGTACATCTGAAGAGGCACGTAAGTATGTCATTATCGCAGAGGCACTTAGCTGGACGGAGGAGTTGGTATTTCTCTTCCAACGACCAAGCACCCCAATGCCGGGAGCCAAACGAAGAAAAGATGGTACACGCTACACAATGGAAGAGTGGGCAGAGAAGCATGGATTCCGTTGGTACACTCTTAAAACAATACCTACAGGATGGAGAAGATGACAAGACATCTAGTAATACCTGACACTCAGATAAAACCAGAACATCCCATTGACCACATGATGTGGGCTGGTAGGTATGCTTGTGCTGTCAAGCCTGACGTTATCGTACATCTGGGTGATCACTGGGATATGCCATCGTTGTCATCGTATGACGTAGGCAAGAAGTCGTTTGAAGGTAGACGTTACTCTGCTGATGTTGAGGCAGGCAACGAAGCTATGCAGGTCTTCATGGACTGCATCAGAGCAGAGCAACAGCGACTGCGTAAACGAAGAAAAAAGATATGGAAGCCGCGTCTTATCTTTACGCTAGGCAATCACGAACAACGCATCGAACGTGCAGTAGAGAACGATGCAAAGCTAGAAGGACTGATGAGTTATGAAGATCTTAATCTGCGCGGTTGGGAAGTTCTTCCGTATCTTCAGCCTATCATTGTGGATGGTGTCGCTTATTGTCACTTTTTTACTAGCGGTGTTATGGGCCGCCCAGTCACAAATGCAAAGCTACTGCTCCAAAAGAAACATATGTCTTGCATCATGGGACACGTACAAGACAGAGACATTGCCTTCGACAGAAACGCAGCAGGAAAAAGAATGACCGCACTGTTTGCTGGTATATACTATCAACATGATGAGCAGTATCTTAACCCACAAACAAACGGATCTTGGTCTGGTCTTTGGGTTTTGAACGAAGTAGATAACGGTACGTTTGATGAGATGCCTGTATCTATGACGTATCTACGGGGGAAGTACGGTGCTAACTCTTGACGAATTACTTGAGCGTATTGCATCACGATATGATGAAGTAACTATAATGGAAGTATTAGAGATTACATCCGAAGATCTAGTTGAACGGTTTGCTGACAAAGTAAACGTGAACAGTTGGAAGTTTGATTTGGAGGAAGAGCATGAGTAGTGGTGAGAACGAGTGGACAGACTATAAATCCATAGACGATGTACCGCCACAGGAGTGGGACAAGGTTAACAAGTACAAAACATTTACAGGTAAACTGTTTCATCCCAGTGACAAACACAATCCAGTAACCCAGCCTGACCACTACAACAAGGGCGCTATCGAAGCCATCGAAGCAATCAAGGCATCTATGCACCCGCAGGAGTACAAGGGGTATCTCAAGGGTAACTGCCTGAAGTACCTCTGGAGATACGAGTACAAGAACGGTGTCGAGGATCTGCGTAAAGCCCGTGTCTACCTAGACTGGTTAATCAAAGAGATGTCTTTATGAAAGTAATTGACGGCAAGTTTGGAACAAAGACAGAAGAGAAGGAGATAACCACGGCTGAGTTTCTGGCTGCGTTTGCTGCAAAGGCTACGCTACAGGAGAACGAAGGCAGGAAACCAAAGGTAGTCGTGGTCATGTACGAGGACGGTGAGATGTTTGAAGTAGCGTCCAACGAGCAGTACCCCGATGGAGTGTACATGCTCCTACAGTTAGCGGCACAGGCAATCATAAACGAAACACTAGGAGTAACAGAATAGATGGACGCATACCAACAGTACATACACAAGTCACGATACGCACGATACCTACCAGACGAAAAGCGTAGAGAAACGTGGGAAGAAACAGTAGAAAGGTACGTGAATTACTTTGCAAATAAGTTTGACATCGAAGATAGTTATGATGAAATCCTGACAGCTATTGACGACCTAGATGTTATGCCATCTATGCGAGCGTTGATGACTGCTGGTGAAGCATTAGATCGTGACAACGTAGCAGGATTTAACTGTAGCTATCTTCCTATTGATCATCCCAAAGCATTTGATGAGATGATGTACGTTCTCATGTGTGGTACAGGTGTAGGGTTTAGTGTTGAACGGCAGTATGTACAGAAATTACCAGAAGTAGCAGAGGAGTTCCATGAAACAGACACAGTTATTAATGTGGCGGATTCGAAGATCGGATGGGCGAAATCGTTTAGGGAGTTGGTATCACTGTTGTATTCAGGTCAAGTTCCCAGATGGGACGTTAGCAGAGTACGACCTGCAGGTTCCCCGCTCAGAGTTTTTGGCGGTAGAGCATCGGGTCCAGAGCCTTTGCTCGACTTGTTCAGATTCACAGTTGAACTCTTTAAGGGAGCTGCTGGACGAAAACTTAGCTCCATTGAATGTCACGATCTTTGCTGCAAGATTGCTCAAATCGTTGTCGTTGGAGGAGTCAGACGATCAGCACTTATCAGTCTTAGTAACCTAACAGACGATAGACTGAGGCGTTGTAAGCATGGACAGTGGTGGGTAGAAGAACCCCAGCGTGGATTAGCCAACAACTCAGCGTGTTACACAGAGAAGCCTGACTTTGAGGCGTTCCTTAACGAGTGGACTAGTTTATATGAATCACGATCTGGTGAACGAGGTGTGTTTTCTAGAGTGGCAAGTCAAAAGCAAGCTGCAAGAAACGAACGAAGAGATGCTACCTATGATTTTGGAACTAATCCATGTAGCGAAATCATCCTCAGACCCTATCAGTTCTGCAATCTTTCTGAAGTTGTTGTCAGGGCAACCGATACGCTCGCTAGTCTCAAACGAAAAGTACGCGTTGCGACTATCCTTGGAACTCTACAGGCTACCCTCACTGACTTCAGATACCTAAGAGCCATTTGGAAAACAAACACAGAGGAAGAGGCGCTGCTGGGTGTGTCACTGACGGGCATCATGGATCACCCTATGTTGTCTGGAAGAGGAGACAAGAATGAACTCAAGAAGTGGCTTAGAGCCATGCGACAAGAAGCAATCAACACTAACAAGATCTGGGCTGAGAAGCTGGGTATCAACGTGTCTACTGCTATTACCGCTGTTAAGCCTTCGGGTACTGTTAGTCAGTTGGTCGATAGCGCTAGTGGTATCCATCCTCGTTATAGTGCACAATACATACGCAGAGTACGCGCAGATGCTCGTGACCCACTGTGCAAAGTCCTAGAGGCCGCAGGAGTGCCTGTAGAGGACGATCTTATGTCACCCAGTACTAGGGTATTCTCCTTTCCTATAGCGTCCCCTGACGGCGCTGTGACAGCCTCAGAGATGGGTGCTATGGAGCAGCTAGAACTGTGGGAGATATACCAAGACGAATGGTGTGAACACAAACCATCTATGACTTGTTACTACAGAGACAACGAGTTCTTAGAGGTAGGCCAATGGCTGTACAATAAGTTTGATAAGGTGTCAGGGATTAGCTTTCTTCCTTACTCAGATCACACCTATCAACAAGCACCATATGAACCTATTGACAAGAAGACATACAACAAGATTGTAAAAGACTTTCCGAAAGATATCTTCTGGGATATAGAGGAGGCCAGCGACATGACCGAAGGATCACAACAACTGGCCTGTACAGGGAACAACTGTGAACTATAGCGTTATGACATAAAGAATATAGAGTAACCGTTCGACTTACCTACGTCCTCTGGCTTATCTTTAGGGTCATGGGGCGTAGGTATTCCTTCCGACTGCATCTTCTTGATGCGCTCCTTAGAACGCTGACACATACTGTGGTAATCAATGGATGTATAATTTACTGTGTGATCACTTTTATTTTTCTTCTTCATTTTTAACTCCAGTTAAAATTCTTCTACGTCTTTGAACCCAACAAGAAGATTCAAACCTTGCTCCCTCACTTTCTCGTTAAACTTTCTGTTCTGTAATGACTGTAGCCATGTTGCACCAAACCTTTTGTTACCTTCTTGAATAAACTCAGAGAGTAGTGCTTCATTGTTTCCGGGGTGTGATGCGTATGAAGCACTATATTCTAGCAACTCTTTCTGCCTAAAAGCATCTGAGTTTTGAAAAGTCTGTGACGCAACCATAGCACCAAGAACTCTGTCAACATAAGGTTTAGTTATTTCTCTTAGCAAGGCTGTTTCTGCGCTACTTAGTTTAATACCAATAAAAGAAGAATCAATAACAGGAATATTGGCTTCTGTCCTGTAAATGTACTTTTGTACTTCTGTTTGGTTTGTAGGCGTTATCCTAATCTTAGTTATAATTTCAAGAGGACCAGCTTCTTTAGTTGACACTCCACCAACACGACTAGTATCTAACGGTAGTTGTTCTCTAAGAAACGGAATACGCTGTTGCACTTGCTCTATAGGAGTGCGTGCTAATCTTTCTTGACCGTCAATAATACGAGCCAAGTCAGATACACCAGTAGGAATAAAACCCTTGGCTATATCAGTTCCGTACTGCTCTAGTCCTTCTGCTTTATCATATTTAAAATTGTCCATAAAATTAATAGCACCTTCTAATACAGTTTTATTAGCGGTTGCATTTAATATTGCTGTCATAGTACCATCAAGAGCTTCGGATAGACGATTGTACTCTGGATCGTTAGGCTGATAATTAATCAGCTCGTTCATCATATCAAACATATCAACATAAAAACCAAGAGGCGTTCCCATAGGTTCAATCCGATCAAACCCTACATATACACCATTAATAAGAACAGAACGTTCTGGTATACCGGCTTGTTGCCAACGCCTACGTTCTTCTGGACCTTGCGGAGTTCCTGTAATAAAAGGCAACCCGTCCTTATTAGACAAAGCAAACAAGGTTAAAATTGGAGCCATTGCAGTTGTTCCTAAAGCAGCACGAACTAAATAGTCATCTCTAGTTTCAACATCATATTTTATTTCACCGCCCCTTATTTTTTTTCTTAGTACTTTGGGACGCATCATAGGTATAAAAGCAAGAGGAGTATAAGACATGCCTTCCACAACAATATTATACGGTGTCTTTGCAAATGGAAAAAGTGTATTTAATCCAAAAGCTTTAAGGTTTTGTACGACTCCGTACTCTGGACCTATCCTAGATTTTTCTCTGTTGACGGCTGAAATAAAACCAGCAAGATTAAAATTAGCACCTTCTTTAAGTGGTAGCCGCCTTTGGAATGTCATGTTCAAAGCGAACTCACGTATATCCTCATAGGGTATATCTTCTTTAGAAAACAAAGGAGCAAAAAACTCATTGCTCTTTTTTTCCAAAGCAAGATTAGCTTGGCGAATAGCTCTAAACTTAGCCGCTTTTGTTTGCTCGGCAGCTAACGCATACTCTGCTTGATATGTTGAATTGTGAACATCCATAACTTCTTTGAAGTATCTGGCGTGAAGTTCACCAACATCTATCCCTTCTTTTGCAGCGTCTTTTATGGCCTGTTTTCTAGCAAGTTCTGATATGCGAATAAGCCTAAAAAATACTTTAGATGCTTCGTCAATAGCAACAGCAGTCCTTTGAGGATAAGTTATAAATGAAAGTTTATCGGGGACTTTTTGGTTAGCCATGTATTCTACGTCAGTAAAAAAACGTACAACTTCTTCTTCAGTAAGGTTAATACTATCAATAAATTTTTCTGCGTCTATATCTTGAAAATTAGAATCCGTTTGCGCCCAAGAAGATAAGTAAGCTTTTTTAGCTTCACGTATTAGCTGTTCTTTTGAAACACCTCTTGATCTAGCAACAACATTAATATCGCCAGCTATGTCGGAAGCAATACCTGTTTTCATAGCTGACGCAAAATACCTAGCCATATTAGTATATAGCTGTCCATCTCTTCCCATAACAGCCATAAAAGCAGCAATACTATTTGCGGATCCGTTTCTAATCATAGACTGCGGTGCGTGCATAACGCCCATTGCCATTGCACTGGCAGCGTTAGCGCCAAACATACCAGTAGAAGCAAGCAAAGAGTTTGTATAAAGACTAGCAAGAAGAGAAGCTATACTCCACTGTTTAGTACCGGCGTTGTTTAGCAAACCACGAACAATATCAGGACGTAAAGTAGTAAACTCCTCGGGTAACGCATCTACTGCGCTAAGTAAACGGTCTACTGCTTCCTCACATTCTTTTGATATAACTTTTCTAGCCACACTCTACTCCAAATAAATTAGTAATTAACTTACCTTCGTTAACACGCCTTGTGTTTTCAGCAGTAAAGCGTTTAGTCTTTTTAGCTTGTGTAAGAATATGAGAAGCTGCGGTTCCGTTTGTCCTACGCATATCAGCAACATATGTATTTAAATATAAATCCTGCATTAAATTAACCATTTCTTTGCTGTCAGATAAACCTTCCTTTTTAAGTTTTTTAATTTGCTTGACTATTGAATCTATTCTATTTTCTGCTTCAAGAAACAAAGGACGTAACGCTTCCATTTCTTCTGGAGTAAAAATACGTTTAGTATCCATCAACATATCTAATAGTGTATCGTATTCTCTAGCAATAAAACCTTCTTGTTTTAAAATACGAGCAGATTGCTCTAAGTTTTCAAAAGTAAATTGACCAATGCTAGGTAAATTTTCAGCAGTCCACAACGCATCTTCTTCTTCAAGGCCCATTTGTTGCGCCCTTTGAAATTTACGTTGTTGCTCTGTTGCTTCTGATAACGCTGCTCTACGCCCTATTTCTTCTGCAGTCATTAACTCATCACGACCTACATCTACACCTTTAGGGTCTTCTGCTCTTTTACGTGCAGTAGACTCAGCCATTGTAGCTGCTTTCATAACACCTGCTTCATCAACACCCATAGAAACTTCTTTGGAATACTGAACAGCAGGACGAACACCAGCAGATGATAAAGTGGGTGGAGCATCTAGACCAAGGCGAGGACTAGCACCTGATGATAATTGTATATAATTAATTTTATTTGCTGCATCAGTTACAGGATCACCAGTTGGTTTAGGAGGAGGTAAAATAAATTCAATCTCTGCGCCAGTAGTGTTATGAATATCCATTCTGTGTTTAACTGCAGTTAACTGTCTAGGATTATCGTACAGCTTTCCATTTACGTTAACACGATAACCACCATTAGGAGCAAAGTCTAAGCCAGTAAGAGTATCAACATCTGTCTCTAGTTCTTGAATACGTCTTTGTGCTCTTTGTAAACGAGCTTTAGCGCCTGCTTGCCCCGGCTGTAGCTCTGCTGATCGTCGAGCTAAACGAGCTATTTGATTTTCTATTACAACTACTTGGTCATTAACTTCTTTAGATTTTTTGTTAGCACGATTAATTTCGTCTGCTCTAGCCTTTTCTAATTTAGCTATCTGTGACTCAAGTGGTCTACGTTTTTTTCGACCAACTGTAGCAGCTTTATCTTGTAGGTCTGCTATTTGTATATCAATGTTCTGAAGTTTTAAAGTAGAAGGAGCAGACTGAGTTATTTGTGGTTCAATCTCCATAGTAACTTTTGTTACTGGAGTTTCTTTAGGTTGTACACGACCACCAGATAACGTCATAGGTACAGGCTGCGGTGCAAGCTTAGGAGGTGTAACTGGAGCAGGTTTTGTAGGAGTTAAACGTGAAACAGCTTGAGCAGTTTTAACACCGGCTGCCGGTATAGCTGCCACTCCTGTGCCAATAGCAGCACCAAACATCATGTTTCTAGTTCTACTATCACCAAACTCTGGGTATACAGGTATTAAAGCACCTGCTGTAGTTCCAGCAGCGCCACTTCCTAGCACAGCCCCTAACATTGGAGCTTGTCTTAATAACATACCACCAGCACCAGCAACTGCTGTAGTAGCCGCACCTGCAACTGGATCTAATGCACCGCCAGCACCTAAACCTGCAATGTAATCAGTTAAAGCACCTTCCCTCGCCACTTCGACTCTGTTATTAAATTCTTCGCGCAAAGTGTTTTTAGGTACAATACCAAGTGTTTTTAAAGAATCAGAAACACCTTCTTCTAAACCAATGCGTTGTGACTTAGAAGTTTTAGTATACGGAACAAGACCGGGAACCCCATAGTAATTAGCCATAGGAGAATCAATTTGCTCTGCAAACTTAGACTGCTCTTCTTCAGACACAGGACCACGGCGTTTAGCTTCTAACGCTATAGCTGCGTTCATTATGCGAGGACGTATCTGCTCTGGTATAGAATCAACAGGTGCATCGCTGTATAAAACAATTAACGCCTCATCTGGTATTTTTTCAATAGGCGTGTCTTTATACTTTTCAACAATTTTCTTTTTAGTTTGTTGTTTTCTAGAAAACTCATTGACTGTTTTATCTATAAGATCAAGATAGTCAGTATACCTATCAACGACTGTTGGCATTATTAAAACTCTAAATTAGTTAATGCTTGTTCAAGTGCAGCTGGTCCAATAATTTGACCGAGTGTTGATCCTTCTCCACCTTGACCGCTAGGAGTATTACCACCTAAAATAATATTATCTTTACTTTCTGTATTAGACTTAGGTTTCCATTTTTCTCCTGTATCTTGAACCATAGCTGAAGATGCGTGTGCTTCTAACCATTTTTCTGCAGCATCTGACAAAGTACCATCAGGGTTTACAGGTAAATTTTTAGTTGTAATTTGCTGTTTAGGACCGCCCATTAAATCTATTCCAGCAAAAGCAGAACTTTCTTTCATAGTAATAATAACAGGAACAGATTTTTTGCCTTCTTTTTTAGATTTATTATTTAATTGAACTGCTTCTAAATCAGCTACTTTTTTAGGTGCTTCTGCACCAAAAGCTGATGCTGCGGCTTGAACAGCACTTGCCCTGTTATCATCATTAATTTCAGAATTTTTATTTATCCACTCAGCCCAAACTCGTGCACCGTTAGTTTCTTTTTTATTTTCATATAATCTTACAAGATCAGAACCAGACATTTGTCCTGCTAATTCAGGATCTAATGTAGGATCAATACTAACCGCAAGATCAGCAATACTCTTTTGTTGTGTATCACTTAAAAATTGAGAATACACACTTTTTAAATCTATACCAGCAGCGTATTGAGCCGCATAATCTTCACCTAAAGATTCAACAAAATTTTTAGTTTTATTTTGTTGTGCTGCTTGTTGATTAGTTGATTGCAAAGTATTAACAGATTTAAGTATGTCTTCGGTTGACATACCAAGACCTTGCATACTACCAGCATATTCACGCAACATTTGTTCATCAAGCGTACCAGCTTGTGCTGCTTTTTGAACAGCCATTGTTCCGCCTAAAATACCTTTTTCTATGCGTTCTTTTTCTTCTTTCTGTTGTTGTTGAATACGCATAATACCGGGAGTCTGCCCAAGACCCTTAGCAGCCTCAAACAGACCTTGCTGGTACGTAGGCTGCAAGAGTCCTTGTAAAAAAGTTTGTGAAAATCTAGCCACGGTTAGCCTCCGAATAATGTACCCCACAGAGAACCTACTGTCCCCTCACCTGTTTTAATTGGGCTAAATAACCCGCCTAGTATACCTGAACCTATATCGCCCAAGAGGTTAGCTCTGGCTTGTTCTGCAACCAACCTAGCCTCAAGTCCTGC